CATGTTTTCTTCTAGGCTACTCATAAGAATTCAATTCCTTCATTAAATCCAAAGTCATCACCAGCATCTAGCAGAACTGTATCTGCCTCGTCAATAACACCATCGGTGTTGATGTCTGTGGTTGCTTTGGGTGTGTATGTTCTTGTAATAGTTCTACGATTGACTGCTTTGTCACCAAGAGTTTCGTGAATGATTGCTTTCTTGATAACGTCGGAAGTGTTGTATGGACCGTAGAGATAAGTCTTAACTGTGAAGTTTAGGGTATAGATGATATATCTACGCTCATAGAAACTATCATCCCACTCATCTTCATAACTCACATTGTTTAGAACAATAGCAACATCACGTTTCTCATTCATGTCTGGGATCATGTTGAGAGTGATGCTAAAAGATGGTTGGAAGTATGGTAAAATTTGTTCAGTAATTTGCAATGCATCGTCCTGAGACTTAGCAATAACTCCTAGTTCAAAACTTAGATTATAAGGAACAGGAACATATTGCACTCGGACTTCGCCACCATTACCATCAATAATAGTTTTGTATTTTTGAATTGGAGATGTCTTACGAGTAGGGTCATACTCAATTCCAGTCATCTCAAAATAGAGACGTGGAAGAGTAATAGCTACCTTTCTGTTTGTATTGTTTTCTTCTAGACGAACAAGAAACTTTTGTTTTGGACCATATGCTAATGGCACCTTGATCTCTTCTAGAACAGTACCATCGCTAGGATCTGTGCTCTTCATTGTAATGTTATTGAAGAGCGTACCAAACGCTACAATGTTCTTACGAACAATCTGATTATAAAAATGTGAACCTAACATTAGATACTACCTGTAAAATTACCGAACTCACCGAATGGATTGGATTCGGACCAATCTACGATGTTATCAGCATCATCTTCAATCTCTCTATTTTGATCGTAGTTGCTGTTGACATTATTTAGAGTGTCAAATGTCTCAGGACTCCACTTAGCACCTGAAGTTAGACCAGTAATTACTTCAGAGGTGGTGAAGGTTCCTGTTCTATTGATGACTTGGAGAGCTCTGGTTGTGCTATCCCAGGACTTGACTTCTGCTCTGTTGTCCTTAGGTGAGTAGTCAATTGTGACAGTAGGTGCAGTGCTATAACCTGACCCACCGCTAGTGATAGTAATACCATTAACAATGCCTGTGCTACTAACCGTAGCGGTTGCTGTTGCTCCACTTCCTCCACCTCCTGTAATAGTGACTGATGGTGGTGTAGCAACTTTATAGTGTGCTCCACCGTCTGTGATTGTGATACCTGATACAGCATCGCCTGTGATAGCAGATGTTGCTTTTGCTAAGAACTCATCACCTACAACTTCTTCACCTACAGTGAAATCTCCAGATCCACCAGGATCCATAAAGAGCTTAATTGCATTGTCAAAGAGTTGTTCTACTGCATCAATCTCTGCAACACCAGTGTCAAAGTCATCACTACCGAGTTCATAGATCTCAGCGGTGATAGCATAGAACTGGATCTTACCAAACTGGAAGAATGGTTCTTCCTTACCAACAAATTTGATTTCGTAGATGTCTTGTGTTAATGGGAAGTACAGTAGATCCCCTTCATTGGGTCTACTAGTAATAGTAAGGTTAGGACTGTGTTCTGCTACTTCTTCATCCCAGCGTCTTGTAGACACACGGAAGACAACTTCATCTGTAATTCTTAAACCGAACTTAGAAATAAACTCTGCATTGTCACCAAAACCTGTGACATTCTGCAATAGCATCTCAATCTGAAATTGTTCCTGATACTTAGTGTATCGGACTTCATCCAGAGTGCTATCTTGCAGGACTATCTTGGGGATATAGTAAATATCTGTACCAAACAGTTTGATTTGCTCATCCACAAGATCCTGAACGAGACCTTGTTCGCCACTGTGACCTGCGTAGTAAGTTGGAAAGTAAGGACTGGTAGGCATTTTATCCGATCATATCCATTGGTGGAATTGCGTACTTGCTGAGAACTTCAGATTCAATTTTTTCAATCTCTGCAAGTGCGTCTGTGTAGATTTCTCTACCGTTAAGTGTAATACCGCCAGGAAGCTGAACGTTATTATACTTGATCAAGTTTTGACCCCACTGTCTCTTCATAAGAGCAGTAGCGTATTTCTTGACAAACATATCATTGTTCATTTCTGTAGCGTCTGTAGGATCCAATAGACGATGGCATTCAATAAGAAGGTTGGTTCCCTCTTTGAGAAAGTCTTTGTCTAGATCCATATAGAGACGATCACGACGCATTGTATATCTGAATTGCTGGAAACTTCCATTATTCAGAACCATATCTAGAGTTTCTAGATACTGCTTATTCATGTAATAGTTGAGGATATCAAGTGATCCGAATGCATAAAGATCATTCAAGAACAACTGATACTCAACGCCAAAAAGATTTGAACGGATTGAATTGCTGACAAGACCGAAGACTCTGGTGATACCAACTACATGGTCTGGCACTGGAATATAGTTTGTGGTTTCTTTCCAGTCAGTTGTACCACTAGATGTTGTTACACTAGCAGCAAACCTTGTCTTATCATCAGCAGTGATTTCGTGGAATAGATATGCACGCTCCATACCGTTGTAGCAGTTCTCTTGGAAGAACTGATACGTGTCATCAATAACGTTGTTTACCTGCTCGTCGTCAATGTTTACTTGTAGGACAGGCTCACCAAGCTGCCTCTTACAATATGTGATGAGTTCAGCTCTTGAATTTGGAGATGCCATTACACACAAAAAATCCCTTCTTACCTATTTAGGAAGAAGGGATTTAGTATTTAGACTCCAGAATCTGTTTGTGCTGCGTCTTGTTTAAATTTTTGAATTAGTTCATCTGTCCAAATAGCAGAAGCCATGGACTGAACCTTAGGGTCCTCACCAGAAACATCATCACCAGGATTGATTGTTGGAGTTTCAGTCTCTGAAGCAATTTCTACACCATCTCTATAGACAGTGGTAGTTTTAGAAACTACAATTTGTCCACAGGGAAAAACTTCCATGCTGTTGACTACAGTGACTTCCGAAAGGTTTGCCATATCAATTTTCCTCTGTTTCTCCTGTTGGTTCTGGTGCGGGTTCTCCTTCTAATAAACCAAGAGTTTCTAAACCACCTTGCAGTTTAATCTTATACTCTTTTGCTTTCTGGAGATTTTCTTCAAGTTCAATGATTTGTTTTTCTGTGGTAGCAATTTGCTCCTCAAAATTTTTCTTCAGGGCAGATGGTTCCATAGTGATTAAATAATGATATCTCTATTTATGTGTGTTATAATTTATATATCTCTGAATACCCCATGACAACTATAGTTGAAGAGTGGTTTCCCGTACCGATATATTGTACGAATGATACCATTTCTAATGAAGAAAATCAAGTCTTGATAAACAGAGTGTTGGAAATTCACAACTCAACATCAAACGGTGCTGATGGGTGGTTTTGCAATACCTATAATACATTAGGTTCTTATGAGTTACAAGATGATCTTGTATTCAATAGCATTTTAAATGTTGTTGATCAACACATGATTGAATTCTCTAAAATATGGGGATCTGATGTTGTTCCGCATTGTTCTCAATCATGGGTTAATGTAAGTGGAGAAGGTGGATATCAAGAATTTCATACACATCCAGGAGCTGTATACAGTGCAGTCTACTATTTAAGTTGCCCTCCTGGGTCTGGAAGAATTATATTTAAAAATCCAATGTGCCCTGATATGTTGCCACCACCAAATTTAGAACAGACAAAATTTTCAAGGGAACATTGCATGTATGAACCAATGGTTGGCAATCTAATTATCTTTAGATCTTTCATGCAGCACATGGTAGAACTAGGAACTAATAAAGAACCACGAATGACGTTGGCATTTAACTATGGATTTTGATACTAATGGATATGTTGTAGTAAGAAATTTTCTTGGTCTAGAACTAGCAGAAACTTTATTTGAATATTTGAAATTTTCTACTCAAGTCATGATCTTGAATAACCAAGATCCATATTCAAGCTCCACTGTTCCTGGGTGTATTGGACAGCGTGGAGTTGATCATATGATTGAAACAATTTTAAAATCCAAAAAACATATTGTAGAAAAAGTTGTTGGAACTGAACTTTATCCAACCTATTCTATTGGTAGAATATATACAAATGGCAATTCATTAGTTAGACACGTTGACCGTCCTCCATGTGAGGTTAGCGTCACTGTAAAGTTGTCAGACACAAAAAATTACAACTACCCTTTTTACATTGATGGTAATGAAATTATTTTGGATGATGGAGATGCTGTTATCTACAAAGGAGTTGAAATTCCACACTGGAGAAACACATGTGATTGTGATGAAAAATATTTTCTAGGTCAAATCTTTTTACACTATGTAAGGAAAGGTGGGAAGTATGAATATTTAAAATACGATCAGAAAAACGAAAGAGAACTTATCATGACAGATACATTATGGAATCAAACATTCTAGAAAATTATAATTTTATTGACTGTCCTTGTGATGGAAAGTATTTAATCCATCCAATTCAACAATTGGGCGATGACCTAATTGGAATTGAAATGGGAGTCCATAAAGCAAAAACCTTTTGTACAATTTTACAAAATTGTCCTAATGTAAAAATGCTGTATGGTATTGATAGCTATCAACCATATAATGATTATCTGTCAAAAGATGGCACCGAAACATTGCAGTTTCAATTTGGAAAGAAAGATGTTGAATATTTTAAACTAACTGCAATTCATAACATTGAGTGGTCGGGATGTAAAGAACGTGCGGGACTATATTTACAAGACAGTAATGAAGTTGCTTCACAAATAGAAGATGAAAGTATTGACTTTATTTTTCTTGATGCTTGGATGACTAGTGAACAAATTGCAAATGATTTGCGAGTTTGGTATCCAAAAATCAAAAAAGGTGGATTATTTTCTGGACATGACTATGGAATACAAGTTCAAACAGAACTAGACAAATTTTTTAAAGAAATTTCTATCTCACCTAGAGTTAGTAAATTTGATCTGACATTTATGTGGTACAAATAATGCGAATTGTTATCGTTGGTGGAGGAACTACTGGTTGGTTAGTAAGCTTCATGCTGTCAAAAACCAGACCACAGAACGAATATATTAATGTTTCTAGTTCCTCTCTGGGGATTATTGGAGTTGGAGAAGGAACAACGGGAATTTTTCGTAGTATCCTTACAGATCCCTTTTACGAACTAAATGAATTTGAATTTGTAAAAGAAACCAAGGCGATTCCAAAACTTGGTATTCATTTTAAAAATTGGACTGGAAAAGGATCATCTTTTATATCTCCATTAGAAGGATCCGTAACTTCTGGAAATTTTTTAGATACAAATTTGTATAGCACTGTTTTAAATGATTGTCCGATTGAGTATAGTGCTAAAAGTTCTTATCTAGCATTAAACAATAAAACTAATTTTATCTTGAATAAAGATACAGTTGAGTTTTATGAGTATGGAATGCACTCATTTCATATTGACACACATCTAACTTCAAATTTCTTTAAAAGGAAAAGCATTGAAAATAATGTATCGCATGTAGACTCAATAGTAAAGCATGTAAATGTAGAAAATCAAATCATTAAAAGTATTTTTCTAGATGATGGTACAGAAATTTCTGGAGATCTTTTTATTGATTGTTCTGGATTTAAAAGAGTGTTGTCAAAATCTCTCAATCAAAAATTTGTGTCTTCCGAAAAATACTTACATGTAAATGCTGGTTTGACATTTTCTTTGGACAAAGAAGTTGAAAATACACCATCAACAACGCAAGCCATTGCCATGAACAGTGGTTGGATATTTGAAATCCCAAAACAGCATGAAACTGGCAGAGGGTATATATTCAATAAAGATTTTGCTTCTGAAGAAACTCTCATTAAAGAATTGGAATCTTATTACGGTTGTTCTGTAACACCAAAGAAAACAATTGATTATATGTGTGGGACTTTGGATAAGTTCTATGTTGGCAATTGTTTATCTGTAGGGTTATCAAGTTGTTTTGTTGAACCTTTGCAAGCAACTAGTATTCATTGTTCTGTCGTTCAAATAACAGATTTTATTAGAAATTGTTTGACAGATAGTATCAAATCAACCACCAACAAATCTGTAACAGATTCTTATAATCAACGAACTAAAATGCTATACGATGATGTTGTGGATTTTGTTTCAATGCATTATACTGGTGGGAGAGAAGACACTCCTTTTTGGAAACATGTAAAATACGAAAAGGAATTATCTCACAAGGTTGAAGAAATCTTAGATCTTTCGCACTCTAGATTATCTAGATGGGACGATTGGAATACTTATTATGGATGTATGAACCAAATTATTTGGTCTTCGTCTCTAGCTGGGTTGGGTCACTATAAGAAAGATATTATTGAACAAGTTTTTAATTCATGGAATATACCCTTAGAATACTCCAAAGAAGTAGTTGAAAACCATATCACAGATATGGAAAAAATCGTTCATCGTTGTAGTACAACAGATGAAATAAAAAAATTCTTTAACAACTAGTATGGATTATCGTTGGTTTTTATTAGGCGCTAAATTTGAGGCATTTGTTTATGCACAGAATCTCTTTTCTCCAGAGGAATGTAGAGAGATAATTTATACTGGAACAAATGAAGACCTTGCAACAAAAGATGCAGCAACTGTTGGTGGTGCTCAGGGATCAGATCCATATAAAAAAGAAGAAGATCTATCTTACAGGAGATCTAAAATTTCTTGGATTAGAAGTGATATAGAAAAGAATGAATGGATTTTTCAAAAGATCACTGGAGCTTTGTTAGATTTAAATAAACAGTTTTATAACTTTGAGATTGATCATATTGAAAATCTTCAATTCACAGAATATGATTCTTCATATGAAGGTTTCTATGGCAAACACATAGACATTGGATATAAAAGTAGTAGAATGCGAAAGTTGAGTTTTACGATTCAATTGACTGAAGAATCTTCATATGATGGCGGAGACTTGTGTCTATATTATTCTGAAGATGCTACTGTAATGAGTAAAGAACAAGGTACAATGACAGTATTCCCCTCGTTCGCTGTCCATGAAGTTGAACCAGTGAAGAGGGGAACACGTTATGCACTTGTAGGTTGGGCAGTAGGACCACCGTTTAAATGATCAACCAGGATATGGCCAAGAGATGAATACTCTACCAGGAGAACCAGACTGATCATATCCTCCTCCTCCACCAGAACCGCCGTTATCAACGTCAGAAGCTTGTGCAGCAGAACCACCACTAGAACTTCCATTGGTTCCTGTTTGAAGGATGCCATTTTGAACTGAACCAGCGATATATCCTGATCCACCGCCACCGC